TTTATCAGAGCAATAATTGTACTTTCTCAAATGAATACTCATATTTGGTACAATGAAGATAATGCAAGAAATGGTGATGATGTAGGAAATCAATTGATGTTAACTCATGGATTGAATGGAATAAGAAATACTGCTAAAAACAAGATACAAGAATTAGATGGTGGTAGAAAAGATTACAAAGTAGATTGTATAGCATCGGAATTTAAAGATTGGGAAATTAGTTGGTAATGAAATGTTTATTTTTTCTTTATGGTGAAAAAAGAACATTCGAAACTGCAAGAAAGTTTTGGAATATATTAGATATACCTAACTTAGATATTGTAATTCACACACCAAGTACAACAAGTGAGCATTTAGCATCAACTGATTTTACTGAAGTAACTAAAAATGATTTTGATGTTTTAGGAAATCCAAAAGTTTTTTTATATGATAGAACTATAAATTATAGAAAAGAAACTTTTGATAGAACACTTCACTTTTCGTGGAGATTTTTATCTCAATACTTGAATGAAATTAATAAAACTTATGATTACATTTTTGTTGGGAGATTAGATAGTTCATTTTATGTAGAAAATTATTCTAAACTTAAATTAGAAGAAAATAAAAACTTTTTATTTCCACTTGGAACGGCTAAAGGAAATACATTTATTCAAGACCATGCTTTTTTCGGTAGTTATAATATAGTAAAAAAGTTTGTAGATAATCTTCCTAACTCAGACTATTGGAGTATAAATGGAGATACTCATACAAATTTTTGTAGATATGTGGGAGATAATTTTGAAGAAAAAGAATGGAATCTATTTGAATCTCATCATATCAGAAATACATTTTCAAGATATTTTGATTTATATGTAGACAAATATAGTAAGGTATCTGAAAATGATAAAAATTATAGAAAATTTTTAAAAACCTTTTATAAAGAATTTGAATATAAACTTGATATAGAATATAAAAAACAATATAGAAAGGATTGGATACGAGATTATAAATTTGAAGAAAACGAGTTAGAAAATATGTATAAAAACTTTTCTAATATATTATGAAAATAGCAATTTTAACATATGGTGAATACAGAACTGCAGATAATGCAGTTTCAACTTGGAATATTTTAAATACAGACCATGAAATAGATGTATATGTTCATACTCAAAATAAAAGTGATGAAACTGAAATATTAGAAGAAGATATTAAAAAACTATTTAATGAAGTAAATGAATGTAAGATTTATTTAGAAGATAGAGATGCTTATTTATATGATATTGAACCAAAGGATATTCATTTAAATTTTAGGTCATTCAGATTTTTGTATCAAAAGTTATTAGAAAGTAATAAAAGATATGATTTTCTAATTGTAAATAGATTAGACACTACTTTGTTTATAAGAGATATAAATAATTTTTTAAAATCATATGATAATAATGCTTTATATACTTTAAATGAAGATATTACATTTGAAAATTCTTTTATACAAGACCATTTTTTTATGGGTAGTTTTGAAATTATTTCAAATTTTTTAAAAAACCTACCATCTCCAAATAAGTTAATGGATTCTCATCATGATTTTGGTAAATATGTTCTTTCAACTCAATTAAAAAACATTACACCAGATATTATGTGTTTTCATCTTAGACCTTGTCAAGTTGATTATGTATCGAGTATAGATTTAAATAATAAACCTAAAAATTTTTATGAAAAGATTGGTGAATTCGAAAATGAACATACGATGATGATTAAATCAACTAAGATTTTAATTATAGGAGAATCGTGTGAAGATGTTTTTATTTATGGGAAAGTAGATAGATTATCACCAGAGGCACCCGCACCAATTATAAAACCAAATAACTCAGTATCAAATCAAGGAATGGCAGGTAATGTTTTACTAAATATGAAATCATTAGGACTAAATCCTGAACTTATAACAAATACTGAAAAAATAAAAAAGATAAGATATGTTGATGAATCTTACAATTATATACTTTTGAGAATAGATGAAAATGATGAAGTAGAAAATATTCAACAAATCCCAAATTTAGATGACCATGATATTCTTGTATTGGTAGATTATGATAAGGGATTTCTTAAAACTGATAATATAAAAGAATTAGCAAAACTTTCAAAATTATCATTTATTGATACTAAGAAAAAATTAGGTGATTGGTGCAAGGATATTGATTTTATAAAAATAAACTATAACGAATATCTTAACAGTAAAGAATTTATTGATAATAATGATTGGATTAGAGAAAAATTAATTGTTACAAGAGGTCCTTATGGGTGTGATTATAATGGAACAAACTATCCTACTAAAGATGTGGGTGTTAAAGATGTAGCGGGTGCTGGAGATAGTTTTTTATCCGGTCTTATATTTAAATATATACAAACTCAATCAATAGAAAACTCTATTCAGTTTGCTAATAGATGTTCAACACAAGTAGTTCAACAAAAAGGAGTTTCTATAATTAATAAAAATTTGTTATAATGAAAGATAGAAGTATATTTTACAAAGAAAGAAGTTGGGATGACTTTCACTTTTATAACGGTTCTGTTTTACCTGAAGTAAAGATTGTACAACCATCGATATATCATGAATACAGAGGAATGATAACTACTACATATCATTCTGATTACTATGATAGATTATTACCCGCAAATGATAGAAATGAGGGATTAAAATTTAACCACGATAGGTATTCTAAATCAAAGATAAATGTTTTAAGAGGATTACACTATGATGATAAAACATGGAAACTTATTTCATGTCCTCATGGTAAATTATATCTTGTAGTTTTAGATATAAGAGAAAAACAACCAAACTATGGTAAATGGGAATCGTTTATAATAGGACCTGAAACAGGTACTCAAGTTTTAATTCCACCTGGATTTGCAAATGGACATTATGTAATGGAAGATAATTCTATTTTCCAATACAAACTTGCATATCAAGGTGAGTATTATGATGATGATAAACAAGGTACTATATTTTGGAATGATAAAAGATTTAACATAGATTGGCCTACTGATAATCCAATACTTTCCAAAAGAGATAAACCTAATGTTTGATAAAAAACAATCTTATATTGATTTTTTTAACTCATTACCTGATATAGAAAAATCAGGTAGAAGTATTCATGAGTGGGTAATGAAACTTGTCCAATCTGAAACACATACTATTGATGGTGAAAACTTTTTTATATCTCCAAACTTACTTGAGTTTGATAGAAATTCATTTAAAGAAAATTATTTAAAATTTATAAAAAAGAACAAACCAAAAAATATTTTTTGTTATCTACCAACAGAATGTCATACTCCGTTAATACAAGAGTTTTTAGTTGATTATTTTAAAAATAATTATAAACTTGATTTATTCGATTTTCATTCGATGTTGGAAGAAAACGATTGTACTGTTTATTACATTATTGGTTCTCATAATCCAGAATTATATAATAGATTTTTTGATGAAACAAAAATAGATAGAATAAAATTTATTTACTGGCCTACTTATCTTATAACACATACTTTTACATTATGTTTTCATGGTTTAATGATAGATAATAAACATAAAAACTTAGATTTAAATAAAAACTTTGAAAAACTTTTTATAAATTATAATAACAGACCAAGAATCCATAGAAAAATTATGATGGATTTGTTAGTAAAAAATAATTTATTTGATGTTGGTAGAAATTCTTGGAACAACTTAAGTACAAAAATTTCGGGTACAGATATTGTAAGTACTTGGGAATATCAAACAAAATATTGGAACGAAGTTTTGATTAATTTAGATGAATATAAATCAGAAAATAAAAACTATAATGAAGAACACTCTGATACAATGCTTAATCCAGATGCATTGTTTTCATTGGTTGGTGAAACTTCAATGGATGTTCCTTATGTGACAGAAAAAACTTATAGATGTTTCTTTTTTAAACAACCATTTATAGCCTACGGAGCAAAAGGACAAAACAAAGAAATTATAAAGTATGGTTTTAAAATTTTTGATGATATAATAGATTACTCTTTTGATGATGAATCGAATTATATAAAAAGATTTGAAGGCCTTTTAGAGCAATTGAAAAAATTGGAGAAACTTGATTACAATGAGTTGTATGAAAAAATGAATTCAGTTTTAGAACATAATCAAAAAAGAGTGTATGAGTTATTAAGTAAAGATGAACTTGTACCTAAAGAATTATTAAAATTATATGAAAACAGAAATTAAAAATTTAAACTATCATGAAGATAGATGGTTAGATGGAAATTTATCAAAACAAGACCTTATAGATTTTGAAGATAATATTATTTCTCATTGGGAAGGTGGAGAAATCAGAGGACCAATACATTTATCAAATGGAAACGAAGAACAACTAATAGAAGTATTTAAAAAGATATCACCAACCGATTGGGTATTCTCAACTTGGAGGTCTCATTATCACGCATTACTTCATGGTGTAGAACCAAAAGTTCTAAAACAAAAAATTCTTGATGGTAAGTCAATTACAATTGTAGATAAGGATTCCAAATTTTACGCATCGGCAATCGTAACTGGTACTTTACCAATTGCATTAGGAGTTGCAAAATCAATCAAGTACAATGGTGGTGATGATAAGGTTTGGGTATTTGTTGGTGATATGGCATTTGAAAGTGGTATCTTTTATGAAGTTCACAAATATGCAAGAAACTACGATTTACCACTTCACTTTGTGGTAGAAGATAATGGAGTTTCTACCAACACACCAACATTAGAAACTTGGAATGGTATTCAGAGAGATATTCCAGAGGATGTAATTTATTACAAATATGAATCAAAGTATCCACATTATGGTACTGGTAAGTGGGTTGTATTTTAATTATGGGAGGTAGTATAATATTTGCTGGTTGTTCATTTACTTGGGGTCAAGGACTGTGGTCATATTGTCCAACAGATTTAAAAGTTCCAACCGTAGATGAATACATTGAAGATAATCATCCAGTACCAGAAGTTGCAGAATTTTTTAGAATTGATAACAGATTTGCAGGTTTGGTATCAAAAAGATTCGATGCTAGACAAATTGTAAAAAGATATAATGGAGGAACTGATGAAGAAAGTTTACGATTTATAAAAGAAGTAGAAAATAATTGGGTAACTGACCATAGTTTATTAACAACAAATGTAGCATGGGATACTGTAAAATATATTATATTTCAAACAACACAGCCTTATAGAAGTCCTTTTACATTTCATTACAAAGGAAAAGAATATCAAGTATTTTCTACACCAAATTTAAGAAATTTAGAAAGAGTACAAGAAGTGGTGCATCATGGTGAAGAAGATGCAAGAACATACTCTTACATAGAACATGATAATATAGATATATTTTTAGATTATCTTATAGACAATAATATTTCAGTAGAAGATTTCGAAAAAATACATTTAGAGTTTATGACTAATGAAATTAAAAAAACACTTAAACATTATGAAGAAACTCACAACATAAAAACTTTACTTTTAGTTTGGACTGATGAATACTTACATAACTTTTTAAATGATGAATGGTGTAATGAAAGATTGGTGAGATTAAATTACAATAATAAAATTTTTAATTCTATACAAGAATTATTTAGAGAAGATAATAAATTTGAAATTTTAAATGATGATGAAACGATACATGAAAGTGGAACCGATGGTCATCCATCTTTAAAGTGTCATAGAGTAATTGCTGATTCATTAATTCAAAAAATGACAGATATAAATGAAAAACAAGATAATTTAAATAATGAGTAAACTTATATTAGTAACAGGTTGTAGTGGTTTAGTAGGAACACATATAGTAGACCAACTTATAGAAAAGGGATACGATGTAGTTGGTGTTGATTTAAAAAAACCAAACAGAAAAGATTCAGATAACTTTGAGTTTCACCAAATGGATATAACTGATGAGTTAGAAGTATCTTTGTTATTTGATTGGCATGAATTTGGTGGATGTATAAATGCATTCGGTATCAAAGGAACTCCAAAAACCGCAAAAGAAAATCCTGTGGATTTTTTAAAACCATCAATCAGAGGTAACTTTAATATTATAGAAAATTGTTATAAAAATAATGTTTGGTTGGTATTCATGTCATCAGTTGGTGTATATGAATCAGCACCAGAGTTTATTGAAGATACAGTATGGAAAACTCTACCATCACAACACGATTGGTATCCATCTTGGTCTAAGAGAGTACCAGAGTTGTATTTAGAATCACATGAAGTTCAGTATGGTTGGAAAGATTGGACTGTTGTAAGACCAGCAAATATCTTTGGTGAGTACGATAACTTTGGTGAATGGGCAATGGCACTACCTGCTAATATCAAAAAGGTTTATGAATCAGATGGTGAAATTGTAGGATGGGGAGATGGAACACCAACAAGAGATTTCATCTACGCGGGAGATGTTGCATCAGCAACTATCAAATGTTTAGAAGATAAACTACATATTGTATCCAACTTGGGTAGTGGTGAAGAAATATCAATCAAAAGAATGGTTGATACAATTATAAAAGTAAGTGGTAAAGATATCAATGTAACTTGGGATACTTCAAAACCAAATGGAGAACCAAGAAGAAGAATGAATACTACAATACAAGAAAAATATGGATTACTTCCTCAAACAGGATTTGAAGAAGGAGTAAAAAGAACTTACGAGTACTATCAAAAAAACTTAAATGGTTAAATTTTTATTTTTGTTTGATTATCTAAACGCTAAAGATAATTTTTTTTTATACAACTTATTACCAATAAAAGATAATGATGTAAAAAAGAATAAAGATGAGCACGATAATATTTCTCAAACTGTAAAAACATATTATGAAAATGAATATTACTTGTACAAAGCAAATCATGATATTTCTTTTAATTATAATAATCATGAAGTTGATTTAAGAGTTGGGGAAAGACTTAGAACAAAAGAACAAATCGATAATTTTGTAAGAAAACAAAATAAAAAATATGACGCTGTATTTGTATTTTCAAATACATTGACAGAACCCATATCTGATAAATATAATCACATATACATTGAATGTGATGAGATTATACAGTCTAAAAGATTGGTAGATATCATAATAAAATCAAATGATAAAATATTGACATCATCAAAGAAAGAAGGATTTGAGTTTGAAAATAATTACTTTAATTATAGATTATCTTTTTATTATTTTTATTACTTACTTGGATTTTATCATTTGAATCTTGAAAAAATAAAAGTAGATAAACAAAATTTACTTGGTACATATTTAAAAAAATATTATAGAAACGATAGAGATATTCTATATGATAAAATACTTGAAAAATTTGAAGATAAAACAAAATTTAAAAACTATTCATTTGAATTTCAGAAGGATTTGGCATTATCACTTGATTTAAAATATAATCTTGGTTGGATGAAAAATCATATTACATCTTATACTGATTATATTCGTTCATTATTTATTTTAAACTTTGAAACCGATTCACCAGATGTTACAGATACTTATCATATGACAGAGAAAACAATAAAATCTATTTTATTTTCAAAACTTAATATACCATCTATCTTGTTTGCTCATCAATCACTATTATTAAAATTAAAAGAAGATGGCTTTTGGTTTTTAAACTTTGATTTTATAAATTTCGAAAAATTATCAAATTGGAAACAACATGAAAATGATGAATATATAGAAATCATTTTAGAATCAATTACTAAATCTGTTGATTTTATTTTAGGATTGAATAAAAAATTTGATGGGAATTATAAAGAAATTGAAAATTATATAGTTGAAAACTATTCAGATAAATTAGAAAACAATTACAAACTTTTTAAAAATATATTAAATGATATAGATATTAAAGAGGAAGTATTTAATACAATAACAAAAAATTATAAAACATGGCACAACCAGAATACACACCTTATTTAGATTCTTTAACAGAAGCAATGAAACTTGTAATGGATGACCCTAAAACAGTTTTCATAGGACAACAAATCGTATGGTACGGAAACCCAATGTCAAAAACCATTGAGGGATTACCAAAAGAAAGAATGATAGAAACACCAGTAATGGAAGAAACTCAAATGGGAATGACTATGGGTCTTGCAATGACAGGACATAGAGTGGTTACCTTTTATCCAAGATGGGATTTCTTAATACTTGCAGCAAATCAACTTATAAATCACTTAGATAAGTTAGAGGCAATGTCTGATGGTGAATGGAAACCAAATGTAATTGTAAGAGTTGGTAAGGGTTCAGATAAACCTTTAGACCCTGGTCACCAACACAAGGCAAATTATACAGAACCATTTAAACAAATGTTAACAAATGTTACTGTTGTTGATTTAAAATCACCAGAACAAATATTACCTGCGTATAAGAACGCTTTATCTGAAGGTGGAATACATATATTAGTAGAATATCCTGAATTATATTATAAAAGTTAGATTATGAGTAAGATTTCAAAATTATGGAAAAGAATATGGACATTTCCTTATGTTTATATTAAGAGTTGGTATATTAGAAGAAAGTTAAAAAAACAATACAAAAAAAAGTTAGAAGAACTTCGTAAAAGAGACCCTTTTATTTATAAAAACCACTAATGTGAATGTTTACATAACACCTGTAAATGATTTAAGAGCAAATCGTATTGATGATTTTGTTGGTGAATCTTCTTTAAATGAACCATATAAGTGGTTTGATTATTTTTTAGAAAAGGCCATAGAACAAAACTCTAAGTATATTTTATTTCAAGAAGAACAAGAAAGAGAATTTGGAGGAATGGATTCATCCTATGATTTTTTTGATTCACTTCATAACAAACTTATTAAAAATAATATTATCCTTATAATTTGTTTTTCAGGTGATTCAAAGTATAATTTATATTCTTGCTTTGATAGATACCAAAATATTAAAATATTCAACACCCCTCTTTATTTTCTAAATTTTTTAAATTATTTAGATAAAGATATTATTTCAAAAGTTTCAGAAAACCTACAAAATATTAAAAACAACCAAAGTTTTAAAAAATTATTTATCACATTAAATAACAAACCATCGCCAGAAAGATGCGAATTATTAGAAACTCTCTCAAAAGAGAATCTTTTAGAACATGGAGTATATAGTTGGTTAAAAGATGGAGAAGTAAATTTTGAATTTAATCATTTTGACAATAATTTAAAAAAACTTACATCAACTCCTAAAGACGGTAGAAGTTTTTATTGGAATGATTTATTATATGAAAATCCACTAATTAATGTTGTAACTGAAAACTTAGCACCAGGTGGATTTGTAATTACTGAAAAAACTTGTAAACCGATATTAATAGGTCAACCATTTATAACTTTAGCAAATAAAAATTTTCATAAAAGATTATCTGAATTTGGATTTGAACTTTATGATGAAATATTTGATTACACTTTTGATTCGGAAGATTTGTTAGAAAATAGAATAAGTGGTATTGTAAAAAATCTTTTAAGTTTAAAAGAAAAAAATTTATCAGAATTGTATAATTTAATATCTGATAAACTTGAAAAAAATAAACAAACTGCACTTAATATAATCAAAGAAAGAAAATTTATTGATAAAGAATATTTAAATTTATTGATAAACAACAAAGAACAATTCAAAGGAGAAATATCCACTTTCAATTTTTTTAATTTAGATAATTAATATTTATATACTGATAAGGTATATTGAATATGAACAAACTCTCGAATTTTCTCGTAGAGCAAATGCTCTTAGAGGACAAAAGTCCTATTAAGAAAGTGGTAGTAATTTATGGTGGTAGATTTCAACCATTCCATAAAGGACACTATGGCACATATTCACACCTTGTCAAAAAATTCGGTAAGGATAATGTTTTTATCAGTACTTCCAACAAAGTAGAAAAACCCAAATCACCTTTTAACTTTAAAGAAAAGGTTAAGATTATTTCTACAATGTTCAATATACCTAAATCAAAAATAGTACAAGTTAAAAACAATTATGCTCCAACAGAAATCCTCAAAAAATACGATAAAAACACAACTGCCTTCATAACCGTTGTTGGTGAAAAGGATGCCGGTAGATTGGGTGGAAAATATTTCCAACCATGGAAAGGTAAAGCAGAGGTTGGTTATGAGGATGGTGGTTATGTTTATACTGCACCTTCAAGTGGTGGTGGTATAAGTGGAACTGAAACTCGTAATGGGTTATCAGTAGGTTCGGATGAACAAAAGAAATCTTTCTTTAAATCTCGTGCATATGGAAAGTTCAATGCAACGATTTTCAACATGATTACTGATAAACTTAATGAAGGAGTAATCGAGATTTCTAAAGAGAGAATTGAAGAATGGCTCATCAACGAAAGTTCGAAGATGAGTTCAGGTCAAGTGGATGATGGGCCAAACTTCTTTTTCCCTAATTACGATGTGTTCTCTCGTATTAATATAAAGAGAGCACAAAAGATTGGATATGAGGTAGTGAACATGATTACTTCTAAAGAAATAGAAGATTATTATGACCATCCAATTTATCCAAATGGACCTGTTAAAGCAGTTTCATTCTTCCCAGCTGGTGTTCTTGGTACACAAACAGCGGCTAACCAAATTGATATCTACTCAAGTGGTGCATACTCACAATGGTTTAAACACTCAACTCGTAAAGCGGCAATGGTCGGTTATGAGTTAGTTAAATCACTTGCAAGTAAAGAAGATTTAAAACAAGATAAAGAACAATCAGTAGAAGATGCAAAAGGAGATAAGGTTTCTCAGAAAGAATATGAAGCATCTTTAAATGAAGCAATCAATCTACCAGTAGAAGTTGGTGATACTATCTTAATGGGTAGATTCAAAAACAAAAAGGTAGTAGTTAAATCAATCGGTAAGGATGAACATGGGATGCCAACTATCAATGGTAAGAAGGTTGTAACTTTCCGACTGATAAAAGAAGGATTTGAAGTATTATTTGAAGATGATTCTGATAAATATACTCATGTTGGGTATGGTATTTATAAGAAAAAAGGAAAAGAAGATGATGAAGATGCGGAAACTTTCAAAAAAGATGGTGATTCCTTTAGACCTATAAAAAAGGATGATGAAGAGCAATCAAAAGACCCAAAGGCTGTAGTAAAAGGAAAGGAGATGTTCAAACATTCACCTGATATAGAAAATAAGCCAGAACAAGATAATTGGGAAAAGGTTGATGATAAAACGAATTACTATAAATCAGTAAGAAAATATACTGATAAAGAATTAGAAAACGAAACTGGTGAGTATTTTGAAAACGAAAAAACTGAAAAAACTGCACCAAATGCTTTCAAAGATAAAGCAGATATGATTGAAAAGATAAAGAATGCTAAACCAGTATATCTTTCATCTGAAGAAATGGAAAATATGAATAACACCGATATGGGTGAAATTCTAAAATCTGACAATCCTAAACAAACCGCAAAAGATTTAGCTGATGGATATGGTAAGGATATTAGTTGGCAATATAAATCTATTGAAAACAATGAAAAAGTTCCTGCTCCTATTGCATTAAAGGATAAGAATGGTGAATATTATTTAGTTGGTGGAAATACACGAGCAATGGCATTCACCGCTGCTGGTAGAAAACTTCCTATTAAAATAATTGATTATGATGGAGAATTCCAATGGCAGGAAAATGAATCTATAAGTGAATCAAATTGGCCAAAATCTAAATTATCAACTCAACACAATAAAGATTTTGACCACCACTTAAATTATAGATTATCTAAAAAGTTTAAAGGTAATTTTGAAGTGATTGGTTTTGATTTATATCACGATGGTAAAAAACTATTCACTATTGATAAAAGAGATACTTACAATTCAGTAATTAGAAAAACACTAAGGTCTTTAAAAGAATCCATAAACGAACTTGCTGGAACTGCAGTTAGATGTGAAAAATGTAATCATTCTTGGGATATAGAAGAAGATGATAATGAAAAATATCTATGTCATTCTTGTGGTTGGGATTCACAACAACAAGAGTACGATTATGCTGCATTTGATTCTTGGCAGGAGAAGATGGGATTAAATGAAGAGTTGGATGAGAGAAGTAAAGGTAAATTAAGACCAGCGGATAAGTTAAGAAGAAAAGCGGCATTGGCTGGTAAACGAGCTCAAATTGCAAGAAGAAGAAAAAGAACTATGATGCGGAGAAAATCTCTTTCAAAACTGAAAAAGATTGCATACAAAAAAGCATACTTAGAAGTTTACAAAGAATTTATGGAAGATTTATTTCCAGGCATCTCTAAATCAGATTTATCAATTCAACAAGCAAAGATAGTTCATAAGAATGTATTAAGAAAAAAGAAAAGAGTTCTTAAAAGAGCAAGATTCAAATTCTTACCTAAACTCAGAGATGCAGAAGCACAAAAGTTTTCTCAAAATGAAATGTCTAAATCAACTCTTAATAAGATTGAGAAATATGCTGAGAAACAATTATCACCAGAAGATATTGAATTCACAAAACATTTCTTTGATAGAATCAATGACCCAAGAAATGGGAAAGAAATATCAGATGCAGAATTAACAGGGTTTTTCAAAAGATTATCGAAATACAAAAAACAATTCAGAGATTTCTTAGAAAAGTATAAACAAATTGTTGTAACTGATAAAAGAAATTCAATTAATATACCATTTGTAAAACAAGCAAATCAAATCATCGCGAAAACTGTAATGAGAAAAGATGATTTTAAAACATCAAATCCAAAGTTGGCATTTGAAGTAGGTGTTGGTACTGGTCAAAGTGGCATTCGTATGGGATATCCATCAAAAGATGATTTAAAACGAATTGAAAAAAGAGTTCAAAAACAAAGAAGTAATACTGATTCAAACCAAGAGTATCAATACGAACCAATTACAGAACAATCCGATAGAAAAACACAATGTATAAACAACTTTGTAGAATATGCTTGTAAAAGATTAAAGTTAAAAGAAACCCCAAAGATTACTTTAATGACTGGAACTGATTATGCAGATACTCACAAAAGTTTAGGTGGATTCAATCCTACAACAAAAGAAATATTTTGTGCTACTGAAGGAAGATTAACTGCTGATATTTGTAGAACCATTGCACACGAATTGGTTCATAGAAAACAAGATGAACTTGGTTTATTAAAAAATATTGAAAAAGATGGGGCAGATGGTTCACCAATTGAGAATCAAGCAAATGCAGTAGCAGGAATCATAATGAGAGAATATGGTAGAATTGATGATACCATTTATCAAGAAGGTAAAGAACTACAAAAATTAGGAATAAAAGATTTTAAATCGTTATTCAGAAAAATGCCTTCTGATTTACAAAAGAGAGTTTACAACTTAAAGAATTTTGGACAGAGAGCAGATAAACATCCCGAAGGTAATGTACTTAAACACACAATCACAGTTGTAAATCGTTCAATCAAAGAAGATGATATTGATATTGCAATTGCAGCAATGTTCCATGATATAGGAAAAGATGAAACTGCTGGTATTCATCCAAAGAAAGGACATATCACACATTGGGGACATGAAAAAGTATCGGCAGGATTAGTAAAGAAATATAAAAAGTGGATTGAATCGGTTGGTGGTAATACTGCCAATGTTTTCTACATAGTTAGAAACCACATGAAGTATAAACAACTATCTGATATGAGACCAAAGAAAGCAGATAAGGTTAAATCATTCAGAGCTTTCGATAAATTAAGTAAATTCTCTAAACATGATAGAAGTGGATTGGATGAATCCAAACAACTTAAACTTAGAATTCCAAATGATGTAAAAAAGATACATCAAGCATTTAAAAAGAATGGTAAAAAACTTTATGTAGTAGGTGGAGCAGTAAGAGATGCAATACTTGGTAAATCACCAAAAGATTTTGATGTAGCAACTGATGCTAAACCAGATGAGGTTGAAAAGATTGCAAAAGATAATGGAATTCCAACTAAACTTGTTGGAAAAAGATTTGGTGTTGTAATATGGATTATCAATGGAGTAGAGTATGAAGTTGCAACTTTCAGAAAAGATATTGGTAAAGGTAGGAGACCAGATAGAGTAGATTATACTGATATTCATGGTGATGTTAAAAGGAGAGATTTAACCGTAAATGCACTATTCTACGATATCGATAGAAAAGAAATTGTAGATTTAGTTGGTGGTATCGAAGATTTAAAAAAGAAAAAAATCAGAACAGTTGGTAAAGCAGAAGAAAGATTTGATGAGGACCCGTTAAGAAAATTAAGAGCTTTAAGATTTTGGACAAGATTGGGTGGTACATTAGATAAAGAGTTATTAGATGCTTTACAAAAAAACCCATCACTTAAAGGAGTTAGTTCTGAAGCAATTAGAGACGAATTTTTAAAAGCAATAAAATCATCAAAAAATACAAAAGACTTTTTGGAAATGTGTGATAAGGTTGGATTTACTTCTCAAATACTTCCAAATCTAAAAGTATCAAAACCATATATTAAAACAAATGATTACATTTTATTTTTAGCATGGATATTGAGAAAAAACTCACCAACAGTACTTAACAAGATTTTAAATAAAATAAACTATTCAAATATTGAAAAAGATGAAATTGTTTATCTCAACACTTTACAAAATTTCACACCTGAAAAAGTATTAGTTTATAAAAAAGGACAATCCAAGGCAGATGATAATAGAATCATCACTTTTGGTAAAATGATTGGTAAAGATTTCAAAAAACTTATTAAATTTAAACCATCAGTAAAAGGTGGAGATGTACCATCGGATGTTAAAGGACCTGCAATTGGACAATGGATTGCAAATAAAGAAAAAGAAAACTATCTTAAAGAAGGTATCATTACAGAAGGTGGTGCTTATGGACACATGAATCATCCATTTGATACTGAAATCAATTTAACCTTTGGACAACTAAAAGATATCGTAAATAGAGCACTTGAAGGTACATTAGAGTACACAAGAGAGAAAACTGATGGTCAAGCCCTTGCAATTTCATGGAGAGATGGAAGATTAGTAGCAGCAAGAAACAAAGGACACCTAAAAAACAAAGGTGAGAACGCTTTAGATATCAAAGGAGTATCAGATAAGTTTCAAGGTAGGGGTGGATTATCAGATGCATACAATTATGCGATGAAAGACCTTACAAATGCTATCAAATCACTTTCAGATAAACAACGAGATAAGATTTTTAAACAAGGTGCGTGTTTTATGAACCTTGAAGTGATATATCCAACATCAGTTAATGTAATTCCTTATGGTCAAGCGTTGCTTGTATTCCATGGAACGATGGAATATAATGATGAGGGTGTTGCGATAGGTGAAAATGGTGAGGCTGCAAGAATCTTGGCAGGTATGATTAAACAAGTGAACAAAGATGTTCAAGATAATTATACGATTCAAGGCCCACCTGTTGTAAAACTACCAAAATCTACTGATTTATCTAAGAAAAGAAGTAAATACTCATCACAAATCTCTAAACTACAAAAAGAATTTGGTTTAAAGGATACAGATGGTGTTGCAAACTACCATCAAGCTTGGTGGGAACAATGGGTTGATAAAAATTCACCATCATCACTTGATAACAAAACCAAAATGGGGTTAGTTAAGAGATGGGCGTTCATGGATAAGAAGTTTAGATTAGATAAATCTAATATTAGTGATGAAAAAACACTTGATTGGGCTAAAAAGATAGATAAAGAGGACCAAAAGAAGATTTCAAAACAAAATCTAATGAAGTTTGAACAGATTTTCCTTGGTCTTGGTGCAGAAGTATTAGAATTTACTTCATCGGCACTAACTGTTAATCCTGATGCAGCAGTTCGTGATATGAAAAAGAGAATTGATAAAACAATCAAGGATGTTAAGAAATCAGGTGACCCAAAAAAGATAGAAAAACTTAAATTAGAACTTGGACGGTTAAATTCTATCGGTGGTGCTAAAAAAATAGTACCAAATGAAGGTATAGTTTTCTTATATAAAGGAAATACTTTCAAACTTACAGGAACATTCGCTTCTGTAAACCAAATACTTGGTATTTTCTTCTAAAAGTTTCGTTTTATTTATTTTTATATATTTATATATAAAATTATAACCTAATATATAACAATGGGTAAAGACTTCAGTAAAAAATATATGCACCCAACTCGTAGAAAGTTGGTAGATATGGTTCATACCGGAAAGTATGATAAAAATGCAACAATTGGTTATGAGGCCAAAAAAGAAGATAGAAAAGTAGGTGATAAGTGGTCTGATGAACACTACAACTATGAAAAGAAAGATGGATATATTCTTAAAACAGGAAAAAATCATCAAGCATTTCAAGAAATTAGAAAGTATTTAGAAGAAAAATCTAAATGTAAAAATTCTGAATGTAAAACTGTTAAACTATCTAAAAAAGATAAAACTTTTATTGAAAAGGGTGGTTTCTGTATGGATTGTACAATTGAAAGAGAACATCAATTAAAAGTTGCTGGTATATTTGAGGATTATCAGAACTATAAAGTTTGGACAAGAATGTTATTATATGGTCGAGGAAAGATTGACCAATATAAACAATCAATTGATGATTTAAAAGAAGAATATGAAATGGTTGGTTCTGAAGGAAAGGTAACCGAAACTTGGAAACTACCAAAACCAATAGATGAAGTAAAGGCTGAAATCCAAGAACTTATTGATTACGGTGAAAACGAACTCAAAGAGTTGGAAGAAAAAAGGCAAGAGGCCTTCAACAGAATAAAGGAGAAAAAATATGAACATTTTATTTAGTTTACTATCAAAAAGATGGAAAGAATTATTAATCCTACTATTGGTGGGTATTATCTTCTTAATGAGAGGATGTGGAACTGATTTTGAAGATAAAGAAATTGTAAAAGTAGATGGTAAAGATTACGAGTTATTAAAACAAGAAGTTGATACAGTATTTGTTGAAAAAGAAGTTAAAGTAACAAAGTATGTACCTAAATATATTACAAAAGAAGTAATTAAAGAAGTAGAGATACCAGCAGATGTAGATTCACTCGCAATTGTAAGAGATTATTTCGCATCTTATAAAGTTACAGATACTTTACAACTTAATTATGATTTTCCAACAGAAGTTACTGATTCTCTTGGTAATAAACCACCAAGTAATTTAGGATATGGTATTCTTACTGATGTAATCTCACAAAACACGATACAATCAAGAGAAATAGATTGGTTCTTCAGGATTCCAACTGTGTACAATACAACAATTGTAAAAGAGTTACCTAAAAACGAATTTTATTATGGTTTAGGAGTCGGAGTTGACCAAACAAACGGATTTGGTAACTTAAGTTTGAATGGATTGTTAAAAACCAAAAAGATGAACATCTATGGATTAAACATAGGTTTATCAAATCAAGCAGGTGAATACAAACCATTTGTTGGAACATCACTATATTGGAAAATAGGTAAAAAATAAATGGCTAAAGCTAGTTTAAAGGATATAATCAAACTTGAGTATCAAAAATGTGCTCAAGACCCAATATACTTCATGAAGAAGTATTGTATGATACAACACCCGGTAAGGGGTAAGATTCCTTTTCACTTATATCAGTTTCAAGAAAGAACTTTAGACCAATTTGCACAACATAGATATAACATTATTCTGAAATCAAGACAGACAGGTATCTCAACCCTAACTGCAGGATTTTCACTTTGGAAAATGTTGTTCAATCAAGATTTTAATGTATTAGTAATTGCAACTAAACAAGAAGTTGCAAAAAACTTGGTAACAAAAGTTCGAGTAATGAATCAATATTTACCAAGTTGGTTAAAACAAACAACAGTAGAAGATAACAAACTATCACTCAGATATGCAAATGGTTCTCAAATCAAAGCAACATCAGCAGCTGGTGATGCTGGTCGTTCTGAAGCACTATCCTTGTTAGTATTTGATGAGGCAGCCTTTATTGATAAGATTGAAGAGATTTGGATATCAGCACAATCTACTTTATCAACAGGTGGTAATGCAATTATCCTTTCAACACCAAATGGTGTCGGAAATTTCTTTCACAAAACTTGGGTAGGTGCCGAAGAAGAAGAAAATGGATTCAATCCTATAAGATTACATTGGAGTGTACATCCTGAAAGAGACCAAAGTTGGAGAGATGAACAAGAAACTCTTTTAGGAATAAAAGGAGCAGCACAAGAATGTGATTGTGATTTCGTTTCTTCTGGTGATACTGTAATTGAACCTCAACTTCTCATGTTCTACAAAGAATCATTTTGTCAAGAACCATTAGAAAAAACAGGTTTTGATGGAAATCTTTGGAAATGGGAATATCCAAACTATAACAAATCTTACATGGTTGTTGCCGATGTTGCTCGAGGGGATTCAACTGATTACTCGGCATGTCATGTAATCGATGTAGAAGAAGCAACACAAGTTGCAGAGTATAGAGGTAAGTTGGATACAAAAGATTTTGGAAACTTCTTAGTATCACTTGCAACTGACTATAATCAAGCATTACTCGTGATTGAAAACGCAAACATTGGATGGGCAGTAATTCAACAAGTAATAGACAGAGGATATCAGAACTTATTTTACATGAGTAAAGATTTAAAGTATGTAGATGTAGAACACCAACTATCAAACAAATACAGAGCACAAGAAAGAAATATGGTTGCTGGATTTTCAACAACATCCAAAACACGACCTTTGATTATATCAAAGTTAGATGATTATTTTAGAGATAAATCAGTAACAGTTCGTTCAACAAGATTAATCGATGAATTATTTACTTTTATATGGAGAGGAAATAGAGCAGAGGCCATGGCAGGGTATAATGATGATTTGGTTATGAGTTTTTCAATTGGATTATGGGTTAGAGATACTGCACTTAGATTAAGACAAGAAGGAATTGATTTAACTAAACAAGCATTGGGTGGTATTGGAGCACATCAATTAGATATTGCGGGAATGGGATTTGGAGGAAATACTCAGTTAGAAGAAAACCCATGGAAACAAAGAGTAGGGGATAGAGATGAGGATTTAACTTGGTTAATTAAATAAATCTATATTTATAGTATAAGGAGAAAATATTATGATTTCAATGAAAAAATTACTTAATGAAAACGAATCTTATTGTAATGAGTATTTCGTAGAAAATTATCACGATATCAAAGAGTTCGTAGAATTTATGAAATCGTATAAATCAGACATCAATGAAGCAGAATATCAAGGTCGAAAAGTTAAACTTGGTAAACCAATGCAAGGTGATGTTAAGAAATTCAAAGTATATGTTAAAAATCCCCAAGGTAATGTAGTAAAAGTAAACTTTGGTCATAAAGGAAAGGGTGGAGAGAAAACAATGTCAATTAAAAAGAATAATCCTGAAAGGAGAAAATCTTTTAGAGCAAGACACAATTGTGATAATCCTGGTCCAAGACACAAAGCAAGATACTGGTCATGTAGAGCATGGTAAAAACAAACAAATAAAGGTTATAATTTAAATTAGGAATAAAATGGCAGATACTTCATTTTTTGGTAGATTAACAAAACTATTCAGAGCTCAAGCGGTAGTTACCATCGATAAAGATGGTAAAAGAAGAGTAGTTGATACCGATGAAAGACAACAAACGAATTTATCTTCTCTAAGAGATAGATATACTAAGATTCAAAAATCTTTCTTCGAACAAGCAGGTGGTGCACAATCAATGGCATACCAACAAGTTCGTAGAGAGGTATTCAGAGATTATGATGCGATGGATAATGACCCAATATTAGCATCAGCTCTTGATATCTACGCAGATGAATCAACACTAAAGAACGAATTTGGTGATACACTTTTAATTACATCTGAAAATCAAAAGGTACAAGATTTATTAATCAACTTATTTTACGATATTCTTAACATTGAGTTCAACTTATGGCCATGGGTAAGAAATATGTGTAAGTATGGAGATTTCTTCTTAGGTTTAGAAATCGCTGAAGGTAAAGGTATCGTAAATGTTACTCCTCAC